GCGGCAGTAAGAGCCAACGCGCCCGCAATCGCATCCAAAGGCGTGTAGTCATTGCGACCACGATCCGTGCGATAAGCATTAGACGTGACCGCACTTTCCTCACTGAATACGACCCGCCCGATCAGGCGCGGCTTTTCTCCCGCGTCGTCACTGGTGTTTGGCGAATGGATAATGACGCCGCTGTCCGCGCTGATCCAGCTGCGTGCCCAGTTGTAATCGTTACCCACATTGTAATGCGCCTCTTCCCAACCGGCGGGAAGGGCAAAGTGCAGCACACCGTTCGCACCGATCCGGGTCTGGGCAGCCTGGATCACAGCAGTCTGCAAGGGGTCCGAGGTTGAATAGGTTGCGGTTGGGACGATCCCAAGGGCAAGCGTTTCTTCATGCGCGCCGCTGCCGGTGCCCGAAATGTAATACTCCGCACCCACCATTCCGAAAGTTCCCGCAGGATAGAGGTCGATTTCAGCGACAGCCTCGGCACTGCGGTTCGCGAAGGTCGGAGCGGTTACAACAACAAACTGTTGACCCGAGGCGTTCGCAATCGTCCCACCAGACGCGACAGCTTTGACGATCGAGTTGCCGAAGCCGATGCTTATCAGTGTGCCGGGAGCGAAGCCGTAATCCGCACCCCCCAACCCGGAAATATCGTCATATTTGGGAGTGAAAAGAAAACCTAAGAGCACCCAAATTCCGCCAGTTACCTCCCAAACCTGGGCACCGACGTCAGTCTGCAAAATCTCAACGGTATCCTCCGAAGGAACGGGATCGGTCAGTGTCGTGACCAGCGGTGCGCCCGCCGCAATTGCAGCAACTTGCGCTTGATCTCGATACGTAAGCGAAACGGCGGCATCTGCCTGCGTTGCCTTCCGATCCAAACCTGTTTGCACCCGATCAGCAGCAGCGCCATCTGCTGCTACATTGAGGTCATCAGCTGTTTCGGCAATCGCAATTAATGCATCACGCACTTGCTTCTTCGGCGGGTTGAACTGACCAGATGCAGGGTCACCGACCGGCAATGGCCGACCAGCCGGTTCATTAGGCAACCCGTCTCCGGAATACCGCTGAAAATCACGCATAGCCGTGTTTAATAGATCCGCGATGATTCCCATGCGAGTTCTCCTGTTCTGCAACTATTTGAAGGATTAGGCGATTGTGATTTCGACCGACGCCGTCTCGGGCGATGGCACAAACGAGGGGTTGAGCGTGACGGCCCAATAGAAGTATGTGCCGGCGGCCGGGCTTTCGGTGAAGCTGGACGGCTGACCGGCAAGGCCCGCAACATCATCGACGAAGCTGGCCCCGGCATAGCTGTCTGTCGTGTTGCGGAAGATCCTGGTCGCACTGAAATTCGCCGGCGCATTTACCCAAGACAGGCTTGCCGACGATCCGGACGCGCTGCCGTCAAATTCAGTCGGCGCGGCCGGCACTGTTGGATTGCTGATCACTGTGATTGTCCCTTCTGGATAATCTTCCTCTGCCGCGCCTTGCCCGAACCAGTAGGCGCGGACCTGATACTCCCCTTCGGCCACCACGCCGGACACGGCGCGCAGGGCTCCTTCGCCCACGTTCATCCGCGTCCATGCGCCGAGACCTAAGAGGGTTTGCCTGAACTCGACGATCAGCTGCAGATCATTGCGGTTCGGATCGCTCACCTGTGCGACGATCTGCACCCCAGATGTCTGACCCGAGATCGCGACGATCTCTTGCGACAGTGCCAGCCCAGATGGCACCGGGTTCACCTGCACGTTCTGTGTCAACGCAGCCAAGCCCGGTGACAGCGGTTTCAGTTCGACGTCTGACCAGGCATCAAATGTCGATCGCAATCCGATGCGGCATTTTCCGCTTGCTGCAGAGTAGCCATGGCTCAGCACTTCATAGACCCCCCCCATGCGCGGGTGGTCGATCCGGATTGTGTGGATGCCGTCTCCTTTTGGAAAGCGTGCCTTGATGCCAACCAGGTTAGTCACGATGTTCACGCGGTACCGGGGCCGCTCGCGCATCTCGAACGTCTGCATCAGCTTCTGCATCTGGTTGCCGTCCGGGCACCACGGAAGGTCCAGCGTTTCAGTCCGTTCCGCCTGAACATCGAGCAGCGTTTCATTCCGCCGCTCGGGAGCTTCCTCCGATTTGAAGTTGTGATCTGGGCTGGTGTAGGTGCCCTTGAGGACATTGAAGTCCGTCATGGCATCGACGCCGGTTTCCCAGTTCACTTCTAGAATATCATCTTGCCCGATCGTCACGTCAGGCTCGGAGTACTGACCACCCATCAGTCCGATCTTGCCTTCAGGCGTCAGGTACGGCTGGCCGTCACAGGTTTTCATGATGGCTTCCAGCACATTGCGCGGCTCATCATTCAGGCTATAGGTGCCAGCGGCTTTGTACCCTTGCGCATCGCAGATGTCGGCAAAGGTGCCGATCGCATCATCATCAAAGTGGGCCTCAGGGATGCGCATCCCGTCCGGATGTCTCATGAAATCCCGCGCGACCAAGGCAGAGTTCGCGCTGAAACCCACAACGTCGGTGCGCGGATCAAACACCTCTGCCCCGTTCACAATCATCTGGATCACTGTGTTCGCGCCTTTAGGGAAGATCGCACTTATCCGGCTGGGCGAAGGCCCTGTCAGCCGCGCATATGTCGTGACACTCCCCTCGATCCTGTGGGCAGCCGTCCACATGGCCGGGAACGCAGCCAGCAGATCCGCATAGTCGGATTGTGTGCCGTTGCGCGTCTGGATCTGAACAAGCCCGTCAAAGCTAAAGGCGTCCCCCTCATCGGTGGTGATCCCGGAGCTATTCAGCGCGACTGTTTCACCATCGATGACAAAGTCGAGGATCTCGGACACCGCACCTTCGTTATGCACGATGATGATATGCAGGACGCCGTCCTTGGCTTCGAAGAACGCGCGCACCCCGCCGAGCAGAACCTTTCCGTAGGACCGCCGCCGCGCCGCTGCAGCCTGACTGATGTTGGCCTGCACCTCTTGGGGCGGAATTGTTGGCTGTTTGGGCTTGGTCAGCGCGCTGAGCGCAAGACTTATACCGACCTGCGTCAGTGCCGTTGCCGTCGCAAGTGTGATCCCGAACGTTGTCGAGATGAAGCCTGCCACAAAGGCGGTGGCAGCAGAAAATATCGCCATCTACTTCACCCACGCTGTTTCATATGGCCTATATCCGCGCCGCTGAAGCGCCTTGCGCAGCCGGGCAGGCGCCTGCCCTTCCGGTCCTGTCGAAAGCCGCACCCTTGCGCCCCTGCTGTCCGCCCACGCCTCAAAGGCACGCAGCAGCTGCAGACCGCTGTTGTCTGTCGCGAACCATCCCAACTCATGCGCAAAACGCTCACTGCTGATTATGGTCGATGCGATACTACCCGCGATGAAACCACCGCCCGACACCAGGACGGTGCCGGAGGGTGACCCCATCAGGATCATGACCGTTTCAGACACCTTGTCCGGTTCCGGCACCACCGGCCCAACGATCGCCTCACGCAGCGCGCAGACCATATCGACGATGCGCGGGATATCCGCCGCGACGGCCAGCCTCACAGCCATCTTGTTTCATATTCCGTGTATTTGGCTACCAGCTCCAAACCCCGATCGCCGGCGCTGCGAGACTTCTGGTCGGAATCGGTCAGCAGACCACGTGGTGGCGTCGTGCGCCGATAGAACAGGCCTTCGCAGGCAAGGCTGATCGATCCCTTTTCCAACCCGGAAAAGCTGTAGCTGACCTTTTCCATCGTGCCGACAAAGTGCGCGAACGGGCTGCCCACCGGATGCCACGCGGGTTGCTCAAGATCCGCCTGCGTATAGAACAGCTGCCCGAAGATCGCGACGGTACGGCCGTGCACCGTGCTTTCCGCCGCCTGCGTGTCGTCGATCATCTTTTCGGTCGCGGCCAGACCAAAGGACACCGGTTGCGCTGTGGCGGCATAGGTGGTTTCGATATCCGAAATGCTGATCAGATCAGACACGCCTGACCAGATCTCACCGGCCACGTCCAGATCGCCGATGCCAGTCCACCAGCGGCGCGGGTTGTCCCTGAAGTCCATGAAGACCAGAACCGCTTCAGATACCCTGCCCGTTCGCAGCAGATCGTCAGGGATTGCGTTCAGGTCGTCGCGCACACCCATCAGAACGCCTCACGAAAGGTGACTGTCGCACGGCTGAATTTAGCATAGAGCCCAAATTCGGTTTCACCTTCGCCCTCGGACGCAAAACGCATCCTGCAAACCGGATTATCCGTCTCGACGATCGTACCTGCCGCTGCGGCCTGCCGCAAAGGTGGTTGGATCCTGACCTTTGCGCCATCATCCCAAGAACGCTGCACGCGATAGAAACGATCGCCTACCGTCAGGCCGTGCCCAGGTCGCAGACCAAGGCTATCGGACAACGTCAGATCCAGATCAGTTGACCGAAGAGGTGCAGCCTCTCGCAGCGTGATCGCAGCACGTGTTTCGTTGACGAAAGACCAATGCTCGAACGTGGCAAAAGCCGGTTGTGTGGATACAGGAGCATTGCCCCCACCGCTACCCTTTGGTCGATAGGGTAGCCGAACTGGAACCAAGGTTGTGCCGATCCCCCCTTCCATCTGCGCAAGAAAGCCCTCCCATTCGAGACGGGCATCCTCATTCTTCAGGAAGAACGTCATCGTCACTCTCCAGTGACCCGCGAAGCTTGGAATGATGCTTTCCGCGCCGGAGATGGCGGTTTCGCGCCCCCGCATTTGTCCGGCCAGGAAGAACCCTGATGAGTATCTTTCCGCAAATCTCGGAAATGCAATGTCGTCTGTCATTCATTCCGCCTGCTGTTTTCTGCGAGATATCCCGGAGTTGCTGCCAACGTGGACTTCTGGATAGAAGGAGCTGCCTGCCTGACCACACCGCCGCTGATCTTCTCAACAGCAGCCTGCCAATTCCCGTCCTGATCGACATAGACGCGGACATCCATTTGACCGCTGCCGCCCTGCATTGCTTTTGCGGTGTCTCTTGTAGACGTGACCATGGCCGGGCCTCTAACGACCTCAGGCCCGTTTTCTCCTGCGATGCCCCATTGCCCAGACGGGATCCGGCCGCCTTTGTCGAACATCCCTGCGAAAGCACTCACGATGCCCCCGAAACCGCCTGATTTCTTGCCGCCGCCTGCAAACATACCTTCACCAAACAGCAGATATTCGAGGGCTGCGCGCTTGATACTATTGGTAAAGGCGTCCATGGCATCAGCACCGCCCATGGCAGCGTCGATGATGCCATCCTTGAACTCGCCTTGGATCTTCTCCATCGCCGCAATCTTGTCGCGGGCCAAGTCGTACTGCTCCGCCAACTGGCCGACCTTTGCAGCCTCGGCGTCAATCTTAGCATTCAACTCATCAGTGACCGTCATGCCGCGCTTCTTGGCCTCTTCCAGCATTTTATGCTTGAAAGTCAGCTCGGCCACTTCGCCCTTCGACTTGCCTAGAAGTTCGATCGAGAGTTTCAGCTTCTCAAGCTCGTTTTCAGCAATACTGAAAAGGGGCTCTTGTTCACGCTTCGAGCGCCCCTTACCGCCTTTCTTTGTGCCTTTAACCTCGGGTAGTGGGACGCCAGCAGATCCCCCAGGTTGATAAGCAAGCTGTGCACGGACATCATTCTTTTGAATATCTGCTGCACTACCGCCAAAATCCCTTGGGTCGCCGCCCCGACCGCGCCCGGCTCCATTCGCTGCAGCCGCATTCGCCACAAGCTGACGGGCAAGGCTCAAGGCAATGCCGAAGTTCTCGGCGAGCTTTCTGGCCTCATCCACTGCAGGTGAAATTCCGCCCGCAATATCTGCGTTGGCAATACCCTCAGCAGCATCCTGGCCTTCTCCCAAACGCGCGGCCATCTCACGCGCCTGTGCCTCGGCATTGGTCACGCCATCGAGGACATCTTGATTGACGGTATCGCCGGCCTCTACCAGTAGATCACGGATGATCCCCAACTGATCGGCCATTTCGGTAAAATCACCAGCATCCCGCGCGGCTTCCAAGCCAGCCTGCGCCTCCGAGATTTGGCGTAGAAGGTCAGGGGAAATGTCGATTTCTGCAGCCAGCGACCCAATATTGGCAAAGTCACCCTGCATCGCCGCAAGCTCTTCGCGCATGACCCGCAAATTTTCGATCTCTATAGGGTCTACAAACTGCCCGGCAGCCTGCCGATCAGCAACAATGCCTGCGATTTTTTCGATCTCAATTCGATATGCTTCAGCCTCAGCCCTACCAGCGTCAGTCCCCGCACCTGCAAGCGCCGCAGATACCGCACCTGCTTGGGCTTCTGCCGCTTTTGCAATCTCTCCTGTTACTTCTTCGATGATTCCACTGACCTTCGCGACGGCTTCACGCCTATCGATCTCGAACAGTGAGACGGCCATATCTTTGACTTCTTGTGTCAGTTCACCGTACTTCTTTCGCAGGGCTTCGAGGTCACTTAGATTTCCTGCAGTTGCAGACATAGATGCCAGTGCAGCATCCGCCTCCTCAAGCCGGTCGGTGAAAGTCTTCGCCTTCTCCTTAGTTTTCTCAGTCGCATCGCCCATTGTCCAAAGAACACCAGCCAAAGACGAACCAACAGCCAAGACAGCGCCCATGACAGCGCCCCAAGGACCGAGAACCCCCAGAAGTTGCGAACCTTGCTGGGAGAACGCAACAAGCGCGGATTGCCCACCCTGAACCTGGACCGCGAAGTCACCAATCTGGTAACCGGCCTGCTGGAAAACAGATCTGTTTCGGGTCATAAATCCGGTCTGAGCAGCAACGCTGCTGTTCATCGCAACCACGTTGCTGGTCAGGCGCTTCGCACGCTCGGCCGTCTGATCATATTCACGCTGAACAAGATCCATGCCCTTGGCGTGTTGAGTCGCATCGATCGTGCCGGCTTCGAGGGCAGAGTTGAATCGAAGCTGCTGCTTTTCAAGCTTTGCCTCCGCAGCGGCCAACGGACTGTACTTGCGCTCCAATCTTTCGATCGCAGCACCGGAAGACTTGGCTTTTCGCTCGAACTCCTGCTGTTTCAGTTCAAGCAGGATCGCAATTCTTTCAGTGGGTTCAGCCATATCTCGCCTTCAATTCCTCGAACTCTTCCCAGGTGGGAGGGTCATTGGGTTCGGTTGCATGAGCTTCATTCCAGCCCTCTACAAAAAGGGACCAATCGGCGGGCGTCATTTCCCGCCAATCGGATAGGCTCAGTCCTGCGCCGAGGCCGCTTTTGATCTTGTCTTGCGCTTGGTAGCTGTCGGGTCGGTCGTGGCGGACGATCCAGCTAAATCGCCTGCTTTTTTTTTAAGCTCTTCAGGCGGTATAAACGCTGCCAGAAGCAGATCTTGCGCCATTGCGCGGATCCGATGGTTCTCGCTTGGCGGCATGTCATCGACGAGCTTGTCAGCCGTCTTGTCGTTCAGGCCAGCACCCACGAGACCCAAAGCAACCAGATCGCGGCAGTGACGCGCCTGTGGCTCACCCTTGCCGAGCAGCTGCTCCAGCATCGCGAAGATTCCCAGACCGTGCTGCCTCTCGAACCGCTCGATCTCGCCATTGCGCAGGATCATTGGACGGCTTTCACCGCCCAACTGCTCCTGCGTTCCGCCCGCAGGGGCTTCTGCTGTAATTGGCATTATTCAGCAGCCGTAAATGCGACAGCGCCGGAAGATGCCAGGGTCAGGCTGTAAGTCACCGGGCCCTCCTGTTCGCCACCGAACTCAACGCTGTTGACGTGGAACGCGCCTTCAAAGGTGCCGAACTCGGGGACGATCACCTGAAAGTTGCCGATTGCATCTGCAGTGTCGGCAGCGCCCGTTCCAAACGCGATAGCTTTGAACCGCGTCAAGGATGTGCCGCCCTCGAAAATACCGTTGCCGGACACTTCGATAGACCTCATTCCGGTCATGACTTCCTGCCAGAGTTGCCCGCCGGGGTTCGTGCAATCCGACGTGGTCACGTCGAAGTTGTTGTTGTTCACGTTGAGCGTCTTTGACTGAATGCCGCAGAGTGTGGTGAACGCTTCGGTTTCCGCGCCATCGCCGATCTTGATCAGCAGCAGTCGGCCGTTTTTCTTTGCCATTTTTAGGCTCCTTTATTGTGTATCAAGCGCTTGCCCAAGGCACATGAACCGGGCTTGCAGGGTCACCCCGGCAATTGGTCAGCCATCAAGAAGCGCGGTGAACGCGACGATGGCGGTATAACTTTCCCCGTCACTGTCCTGCGCGACGGTCTGTGTTTGCCATTGAACCTGTACGACATCGTAGCCGGCCACCGTCAGATCAGCTTCGTCTAAGGCCGTTGCGATCGCCTCTGCACATTTGGTGGCCTCGACACGTCCAGAGGTCACCGGACGGCTGTGCGCCTCAATCCCGAACGTTAGAGATGCCGCAGCCTTGCCATCTGTCCGCAATGGACGCGGTTCGATCCCGCCGATCCGGACATAGGGACGCAAGGCAGCCTGTGGCGGCTGATCATAGATCCGCGCACCCACCAACGCCACAACGCCGGCGTCTGCCTTAAGCTTCGCGACTAGGGCTTTCTGCAGGGCCAGAGCGTATCGATCTGCCATCACTTCACCGCCTTGATTGCATCACGGATAGCCTTGCGGCTTCGCGCTGCCCGCTTTTTCTTGGTTCCGGCCAACGCAGGGTTCACAAATGGGCGCGGCCCTCGATCGCCCTCGATGACCTTCGCCTTTGGTCCGAAGTCGATCAGTTGCGACCCATCGGGGCCAGGCATATTCCGGATAACCGCTCTGCTGGCACCACTGCGCTCAGGAATAAGCACCTTGGCCAGATCCACGATCATCTCAGCATTCTCGCGGTTCGCGTCTTCAAACTCTGCCTCGATCTCAGGCGTGATCTTGCGCAGCATCTTCTTGCTGGCACTGAAACCGGATTTCTTCACTGGGCCACCCCCGCTTCGACCAGGAGATCCAGCATCGCGCCCTTGTCATCTGCGTTCGCGATGCCCCGAATATTCCATGTCTCACCGCGGGCAACCGCCTGATCAGCTTCGGTCAGCCCACGCGATTGAATGCTCGACCTGATGCGGATCGTGGCGGTGCGGACGTTCTCGACGGATCCTACAGCGACACGTTCCTTGCCAGTGGTCTCACGCACATTGCCCCAGACTGTGAACAGGGCCTCAAATGCGCCTTTGACGTTACCGTATTCATCAACGTCTTCCGGATTTTCACTCTGACGATTGAAAGTCACGCGATGGCGCAGCTTACCTGCCCTCACAGCATCACCCGGTATCGCGCGAGCAGAGCACTTACGGCCATGGGAAGTTCCGCGACAGACATCCCCAGCACCACCGTCTCACGGTTTTCATACCAGTGGCCGACCATCATCTTGATTGCGACCTTGATGCCATCGAGTTCCTTCGCTGTGGCACCGAAACCCGCCGTCAGTGTGATCTTGACCGGATAGCGCGTGTCGCTGAGTTCCGGCGCCTGAAATCCGTCGACCCACTCGAGAACAGTTCTGGCCGATGGCGCATCAACGATGACCAGCTGGTTTTCAGGCACGTCTGTTTCTGTGCCGGATTTATCCAGATACTGGACAGTGACCGACGACACCGGCTCGATCGGCAAGGCAAGACTGCTGGGCCAGGCGTCCAGTTCCAACAGCCATTGCTGCTCGATAATGGCCCGCCCGAGAATACCGGACGGGCCATCAAGATAGTCAACTGCGGCGGCGATGAGAGAATCAATCAGGGTATCCTCCTCATCGTGTTCGACACGACAATGGAGCTTCGCCTCGTCCCGAGAGATTGGCAGCTCAGCAGGAGCCACTGTGCGTGTCAGCCGCATTGATTAGCCCTTTTTCCCAGGGGTGTTTGCGGCTGCATCAGCTTTGGCCTTGACCTCAGCTTCCTGCTTCGCTTTGGCATCCGCCTCAGCTTGCGCTTTGGCCGCTGCTTTCTCGGCGACCCGACGCTCATATTCGACCGGATCAACTGCAGTATTAGACGCGATCAGCTTTCCAGCCAGAGCATCGTTGAAGCCCGCTGTCTCGCCACTCTGATACATCAGATACGCCTTGATCAGGCGTACCACCTTCATTGTGGCAGGCGGTCAAAACCGCCAAGGACCATCACCGACGACAGCGCCGCTGTGTCGGTTCCGGATGCGCTCAGGGTCGGGGTGAAGTTCGCACGGACATAGCGACCAGCGCCTGCCAGCAGAATATCAACCTCGAAGGTACCTGCCACGGTGCCGCCACCCGTTGGGCCCGTGGCGACCACAGCGCTCACGCCGGATACCAGCGTAGCCGCGTCGCCCAGGTCATCAGCGTTGCCGCTATCGACCTCATAGGCGATCGACAGGGTTTCACCTGCTGCAAGCGTGGCCGTATACGGGATCGCCAGCACGCCGGACAGAGGGTGGCCATTCTCCATCAGGTCGATGATCCCCCCCGTGACGGCTGTCGCATCGCCAGTGCCGCCCGCCGTGGCCGCAACGTTGGCCGAGGCACCCAACACTGAGATCAGCGCCCCGATGTTTCGCAATTGAGTGGTCATTTCACTTTCTCCTTGGGCAAGGCCCATTTGGGCTTCGGCTGGGATTGCCCGAGCCGAAGCGTGTTAGGTTCAGAAGTCGGTCAGGGAAGG